TCGTCAAAGTCCTGCGCCTTCACGGTGCGCTCGCCACCCACCACGTTGTATGGATATTCGGGGGGCAGATACTGACCGAAGACGCCTGCTAAAAGGAAGAACTCCTCCTTCTGCGCGTAGAAAAGCCGCTTGTGTATGGCGGACATGATCTTCGCACCCTGCTCCAGCAACGCGATGGTCGTCCCGACCGGAGCCTGCTGATTGGCATCTCCAACCTGAAGATTGGAAATCGCTGCAAACCTCTGACCGGCCTCGACGCAGAACCCCATCAACTGGAACAACGTCTGATCCGCACCCTTGTATGGAAGCAGCATCAGGGAATCACGGATAACTCCTCCCGGTGCATCGACATCGCGAAACTCGCCCGGTGACAACGGATCGTCGTCGTTCCGGATGCGAAGGCCCCGCGCCTTGAACCCGGCAGGAAGATTGGAGAGCGTCCCCGCATCGATGAGTTGACGCAAAGCCGCTGTCGCCGTGCGGCTCAGACCGCCGATCATGTGGATCAGACCAAGGCCATAGAACCCAAAACCCGGCAAAAACTTGAAGTGAACGAAGTACTGGGTCTTCTTGCGTCCTTCGTCGTCCTGACTGTAGTTCCTGCGAATGCTCAGAATTTTGCCGTTGTTCTCGGAGACGGTGACGATGTACGGAAGCTTGATCCCGGTAGGCTCGCCGCTATCATCAAGGTCCTCGTACCCCTCGATATCCAGATCCACATGGCATTCAAGCAGCGTGATGTCGGTATCCAGATAGGACGGCTCGACACCGCTGATCTCGTTCATCTCTTCCTTGACTTCGGAAGGATCGGCCTGCGTTGCCGAAACCTCAATGTCGCTGTAAAAACCGGCGATCTGCTTCTTGCGAAGCTCGTTCTCCGATATCTGTATGACGTGCGTTACATTTTCCGCCGTCTCCAGATCAGTCGCCGTATATGGAACGACAAGCTGTTCAGCAGGGACGAACCTGCTGACCGCACGTCCCAGAAATTCGTCATAGTAAACTTTCTTGAAGGTCGAACCGGACAGCGGCAGGTAAAACAGCATCTGATCGAATTCCGGCGTGTATTCCTTCATCACGCAGGTGATCTGGTAGTTCATATAGTGCCGGACACGCTCGGCTTGATCCTCGACCTCGGGCGTTACCTTTCCGATTATCTCCGTACGAACAGGTCCCCCTGCCGGAAGAAGCTCTCCAAAAGCCTGTGCCTGAAACTGGGTCACCGCCTCGGCCAGAAGCGGATGGGTCACGCCCGTCGCACCACGGAATGGCTCCGACCGATCCTCGTACTTGAACCCGAGAAGCTCAAGACCCGTGCGATAGGCGTCTTCCCATTCCTTGCGCCCGCTCTTGTTGGCCTCATACTGCTCCAGCAACTCCGAAGAAATTCGGCTGGAAGCACGGTCGTCCAGCAAATCAGCCAGATTGTCGTAGAAGTCCTCCGTCTCGGGACCCGCCGCCCGTGGATCGAAATCCACTACGACGCCACCATCATCCTCAAGCTCTATATTAAGACCCGGTGCCGCGATGACCGTCTCATCGATAACGTCAATATCGACCTCCGGTCCTTCCTCAAGTTCCACGGGAGGAAGGGCGTCCCTGCGCTCGACAAGGGAACTTGTTCCAAAATTGCTGCGAGGGAGAGGAGGACGAGCCATCTTATCTGCGCCTTAATGACATGATGCCGCCGTGACGCATACCGATGCCTTCACCTGTAGTACGAAGTGGATTCCTTTTTGGAATGGGAACATCAGGCGGATCAAAATATTCCGGTGGATAGTAATCACCTGTTACCGGGTCTACACCCGGATGATCCAGGGGGTTGCCGCTTTGGTGGTATTTTTCCATCGCACTGCCCGGATAGCCAGTACCGCGCCAGCCTGATTGGTACTCCCGTATTTGTTCGGGAGTCAAAGTCACCGATACCTCCTGATTTCCTGGGAAACCAAAGGTCTCCATCAAATTCCTAGGTCCCCCTATCGGGGTATCTGAAACAGGATCACCCAGATCAAACGGACGAGGGGGTTTTTCCCCAATCCAAGAAGGCTCAGGCTCAGGCTCCCGCATAATTCTTTCCATAAACCCATCAAAATTGCTAAAATTCTTTATACTTTCAAGCGTCTCACGACGTGCAGAGCTAGCTTTCGCCATGCTCTCTAAAGCAGCAGAGTTCTCATATATAAACATATTAAGCTTTTCTTTATCCTTCAGGGTATCAAGTGCCGTCTGCAGTTTACTATACATATCCTCGTTTGCAGTCTCGACATCGCCGCCATCCCGATAGCCAACGGGCCGAAAGCCCATCATGCCGCCGTTTCGCATACCACTAGCCGGAGGTTGCTCAAAATCCGGTGCGGTCTGATCTCCACTAGGAATAAACGAGGGTCCCGGATAACCTCCTCCACGATATAAATCTCTAGTTTCAGTGGTCCAGGGAATATCTGGGTCCTCCGGTAGTTCATAAGTGCCCTCATATGGAGAGAGCATGGGTTTAGAATATCCCCCTGGGTACGCTTCAGCCATTCCTTTATCTATGTTTCTCTGCATTTCGGGGGATTGGGTTGGAAGCTTGTCAGTTATGTTCTTTAAAGCTTCAAAATAATGCTTTCGTATTAGTGATGTTTTAGGATCTTCTGCGCTATCTTTTCTTCTCAGGTACTCTTCTAACTCAGGAATAGCCCTAACCCGAGTTCTCATTCTCGGTCCATACCCAGCGTCCATGAGTTCCTTACTGGAAAATGTATATTGTCTTTTTTCCGGAGTTCGAAAAGAACGTAGCACGTCTTCATAAGCTACCCGTTCTGCAAGTTCTATATCAGACAGCCCCCGTGTTTCATCTTTATACCTTTGAAAAGCGGGATATACCCCGGCAGGCCCCGTGCCATCCTGATAGCCGACGGGCCGAAAGCCCATCATGCCGCCACCACGCATACCCAGCGACTGCTTATACTGCTCCGCAGCCGCCATCCCTTGCGGCGTATATGGAAATTCGCGGCCTGCTACGTTAGGCATTCCTCGTTCTCCTCTTCTTGCGCTTCTTCTTCGCCTTGTCTACGCCCTTGATCTTACCTTTATTCTTCGACGCATAGAAGACCCTCTCTGCATTGGCACCATAGGTCTCCCTCATCTTTCTCTTAATCTTTTCACCCTTTGGCGTTAGTGGCATGTCAAAACTTCTTTGTCCATCTTCCACCGACTTTCCACTTGCTCGTCTGACCCGTTGGGTATTGGGCCGTGGGCAGTTGGCGTCCGGAAAACTCGCTACTTATAGACGCATCACCCCCCAAAAACGGAAAGAGGTACGACAAATTCGCGCCATACTGTTTTCCAACATCCCGGACCATTTGCCCCGTTGCCGCTCCTTTTATCGTTCCGGGACCAAGTGCTCTTTCATAGGATAGCTTGGCTTCTGTCTGAGGCGGGTGCTTACCTTCATGCCAAGGTTGTCTGTGCCTAGACCACGTCTTCTGAAGATTAAGACTACCTACACCACCCAGTATATCAGCCTTGCCTCCAAGCCATCCCATCTCTTTCCAGAAACGGTAGCGTGGATCTTCAAAACGAGAGCGTTGTTCTTCTGGCATTGTCTCCTGACTGCTTTCCATTCGACTACCGCCAACGCTAAATGGTCCCGCGTTTAGCCTTCCACCGAACTCCCGCGACTTCATGTCGCCAGGAGACCCAGGTTGTTCCTGCGTCTTATAGTATAGCGAAGCCGGTCCCAGGTTTGATTCAAGAGTACTTGTTGTCGTCGGTACGTCTCCAGCATTCCACTCTTGCGTGGCCCTCAAACGATCCGAAGGAAGACCGACGCTCATTTTGTAGGTGGGCGAGCCACCATGCGGTGAAGTATCCACTCCAACATTAAATTCCGGCAAGTCCTCGTGTGTCGGAACCAACGCTCCCGAACCAACTATACGACGCTGCTCGGCATCCGCAGAAAGCTTTAGATGACCCTCGTATGGAACCTCGGGCGGCAGTGACAAGGTTTCCCAGAGAGGGGTCGTGGCAAACTTCAAGCGATTCTTGTTATTCCAAACCGTCTCCTCATCTACCGTGCGTTCTTCTACAGCCATTTCTGCTACCAGCCCCAATCGCCATGGCCCCAGCTTTCGGTCTCGGTCTCAACGTCGCCCGTGTCCCAGCCTAGACCAAACATCTCGTCCTGAACTGCAGCATGTGCAATCTGTGCTTCCTTGGCTGCTAAAGCAGCCTCGTTTATCGCCTGTTGTTCGTGACCGCCCGCTGCATCCAGATCGGCATGTTGATATCCGCTTGCAGGATCCAGAGTCGCAAGCCCAAGAGCATCCATGGTTCGTGAGCCTAGTGCATTGGGATCAGTCCAGCCTGCAGTGCTCTCTCCTGACGGGTACGTGATGGCATCTTTCGTGAAGTCCCATTCTCCCCTTTCCCACGCACTGTCCATAAACGTCTTGTCCTCCAGTTCCTCCTGCCTGTAGGCAGGGTGCATCTTATCAAGTGCTGCTATTTCCGACTGACTCATCGGACGTCCCAATGCAGCCGACAGCCTCCCCAACTCTTTGTTATACTCATCCAAGGCTTGAGTATAGTGATGTGTATACCGGTCATAGGCCCGTTCGCCGGGAGCGTATCCCGTCGTTCCGCTATAGTCAGGCCGGGACCGTGACCGTGCGCCGGTCTCCGCGCCTACGTCGCCAAGGTAACCCGCAAATCCGGGAGCGGCCAGTTCCGCTTCGTCAAACAAAGGAGCCGTACCAAAACCAAAGAAAGACCCTATGCCTCCGGCAGGACTCGGCTGATAGCTCCTTTCAAAACTCCTCGTGCTGGGCAGACCATACATCTCCCGTGCCCTGTCCACGGCCCGTGCTTCGGCCATTTGACCTGTGATCGCTCCAAATGTCCCGAAAGGACCCAAACCCGGCGTTATGCTTGCGACGTTAGTAAGAAACTGGAAAGGACCTGAACGAGCTATCTGGGCACCTTTGACTCCCAGAGGATCGTACTGGTTAATGTTGTATCGTCCGGGATCCAGACCTCGAAAGGCCGGGGTTAAATCATCCCTCGTCGGCTGGGTAAAGCCAAGTTTCTCCATGAAGGATTTGGATTCTTCTGCCT